AACACTCTAGCATCTTTGTAGCCGGAGCAAGACCAGCTATTATGTGGATTTGTGCGTTGGGGTTATTTTGGTCTTTTTTCCTTGCGCCTATTGCTAATTGGATTGTGGTTGTAAGTGGTGCAGATATACCCCTTCCAGAGATACAGACAGAGGGTCTCCTAACGCTAACTCTATCATTGCTTGGCTTGTCAGCCAGTAGGAGCTTTGAGAAGTTTAAAGGCGTAGCAAGAAATAACCTCAAAGAATGAGTCTAAGTGACACAAATCAAATGTAACGTCTGCGGTCATCAATTAAAGGATGAAGAGAGCGTATGTAACTACTGTCTATACGCCTCAGACATGAATTTAGAGTGGATAAATTTTATTCGTAAGAAAGAAGAAAAGGAAGAAGATGAAAGAGAACTTTGATAAATGTCTTGAGATGCTCCTAAAACATGAGGGTGGGTTTACGGCTGATACCAGAGACAGAGGAAATCAAATAGGTGATGGTCATGGTAATCAAGGCTCAACCATGCTTGGCGTTACCTCAAAAGTCTACGCTGATTGGACAGGCAAACCAGCCCCTATAGAACTAATGAAGACATTAACTCAAGAAGATGTTGCGCCTATATATAAAAAGAACTACTGGGATAGGTGTAAGTGTGATGAATTAGGTTCAGGCTTGGATTGGGCTGTCTTTGATTGGGCGGTAAACTCAGGCACAAGACGAGTATCCAAAGCATTACAGAAAGCGTGTGGCGCAGAAAGAGATGGGGTTATTGGAAACAAGACCCTAGCTCTAGCTAACGGACAAGATGTAAAATATATGATTGAAGAGATAGGTGTTATTCGACAAAGTTTCTACGAGTCCTTACGAACCTTCAAGACGTTTGGTCGTGGGTGGACTCGTAGAAATAAAGAGACTACAGAACAAGCTCTAAGTATGGCTAGTTGATTTAGGCATTACTAAGCCTTGCTTTGCGCTTATGCGTTGCAGCATCTTTCTATCAATAAGTTTATTAACGACTCTACCAACTTGCATGACCGATAGTCCTGTGGCTTCTGCTACCAGTTTATAGTAGGGTGAGAAGCCATGCTCTTCTAGGTACTCGCTAATAAACAAGTACACTTTCTTCTGGGACTCATTAGCAAACTGTACCATTACAACATCTCCTTTATGGTTAAAGACTTGGCTCTCTCATACCTCTCCGGCTTGGCTTTTGTCATTGTAGGACGTTGTGCTTTGTAGTGCCTGGTTATCCATTTCACTACGTGGGTTGTCTCTCCAAGAGTGTTGTAAATCTCTCCTCTCTCAGCATTTCCCAACTCCTTCATCACAACAGCCTCTAACTCTTTTATGCGTTCCTGAGAGGTCTTAATCATGCTTTTGAGTTGATGCATCTCTAGTACTTCATCACCACAATTAGCAAGATCAACTACAGGCGCATTACTATCATGGCTATCAAAGACCAAAGCTAAATCATTTGGGTCTTTTGATGGATACATATAGTCTCCTATCTCTCCCCCCTTCTCTATAGCTTCAACTCTTGTGTAGAAGTCTTTGCATTTCTTTACGATAGCTTTTTGCATTTCTGCGTCTTCTTTGTAAAAATAGAGACACAATTGAGAGCCAGAATAGAGGATAGCTATAACGCCCCATTTACGCTTTGTAGCCATGAGTCCAGCCTGTAGCTGCCATACTCCTAAATAGGGTTGTGGTACATCACGAAAGTAGGTTTTTGTCGTTTTGACCTCTAGGTTGCCATCTCCTTCAATATCAAAGTCCAAACTTATACCTTGTGGCGCAAAGGTTGATCTATCGTCAATCGTGATAGTCTTTTTGCTAGGTACATGAAGGATACCATCCAGAGACACAGAGAAGAGCTTCTTGCCATCATGGTAGTAGTGATAGGGTACTCTCACCTTATCTGTTACTTTGTCGATGCCCAGAATATCAGCCGTTCTCTTTATGATAACTGGCTCATGTATATCACCCCACTCCATTGCCTCGTTTTGCTCTACTTCTTGGACTTTGAAAGGTGCAATCCCTCTTTGCCCTAAGATATTGGTCAAAAGGGTGTTTGGAGTCATAAAAGGGTTATCATCCATCAATGCCGGAATGAGTGACCCTGATAAAAATCTATTATCTGTTATCTTTCCTACCATGATGACGAACTCGCATGGATTACAGGAAGATACGCTAAAATAATAAGACCTACTATAATAAATACTAACTTACATAATTCTATTAACATAACCTAACCTCTTTAGTTAGGCTGGTTAGTCAGGTTAGTCTGTCTAGTCTGGCGTTGGTCTTAACCGAATATATATTATGCGCCAAATAGACTTTACCCAATTACCCAGCCGTCATTAATATTATCCTAGATAATCAATGCTTTATTCCAACTATCTAAGACCCTACTCAAAAAACTCGTATTGCTGCTCAATATTATTATGCAATAAAATCAATCATTTGCATTTACTAAATGTGTTCATTTACAAGACACATCACTTACAGCGTTGTTTCCTATCGCGTATTCCGAAAATCGACATACGGAGCTTTAGGATACTTTAGAGAATAATCAGCCATCTCTTTGAGCTTCTGGCTACAATCTGTCAATGCCTGTTTCATAGTATATAAGGTACTAACGTCAGACGTTTTGGGTTGCTGCCGTTCAAGCTCAATCTCCTCAAGTCGTGCTAGTAGATTCCTAAAACATTCCAAAGCATTTTTGAAATGATCTGGGTGAGAGCAAGGAACAGTTATACGTGAAGAGTAAGTGTCTAACCCTACTGTCTTCATGTAATGCCGTTCCTGTCGAATACGCTCTTGCATCGACTTAGGACTCAATCGCCTTTCGTGATATTTAACGTTTTGTTTCAATTCATTATCCATATCAAGCGTTACTCCTTGTAGTATAAGTGTGTGGTAAAAGATAAATCAATTGGTAGCCTCTTCCTTTTTTTGGGTGTCTAACCTGGTAGGGTCTACCATGTTTTTGAGCCTTTGATACTCTTGCATATCACGAAAATAATCGTCAAATTCCACAACAACACGCGAAATCATTGCTTTTGTGTAGCGTTTCCACATACGAAAACCTCTTTCAGAGGACTGTAAAACAAGGCGATTGCCATCATGTCTCCAATCAACCATCTTGAGATCACGGCATTGATTGAAAATATTTCGCACTGATTTCTCGCTAGCGAATATCTTGTTAGATATTTCCTTCAACGTATACCACCTATTTTCGGCTCGTGCTAAAGACGTTGCTCGTGTAAATGGGCGGTGATAGATACCTCTATTCAGCCATTTTATCCACTTCTGATCTATCTCATCTGTAATGTGTGGCTTGTCTTCAAATAGATTTTTATGCACAGCTAAATCAAACTCAAGACTACGCTTTAATATCTTTGGCAAGTAATGATACTCTGCAAGATCGTCTGGTGAATTAAATATTTTAAGATCATTGAGGTCTACTTTCTTATTCATCTCCCCTCTCCTTTTTAAGATAATTTCTGATGGTTGTTACGTGCCACGTTCTACTGCCTGTACGTGTCACAATGTTTCTCTTTTCCAATCCCCTCTTAATCATCGCTAGGGTAACTGGTGGGTCGTTCTCTGCTATTATCGCATCGATATGAGGCATAATCTTGCGTCTGAACGCATCACCGGACTCACGTTTGACCACTGAGGCTTTCTTTACAGCCTCAAGTATCTTCTTGCTGCCAAACTTCTTTCCATAACGTCTAGCGTGTTCATGCCCTCTCTTTATTCGTTGAGCGTGTTTCTCCCTTCTATGAATAATCATTTTCTCTGCTCTGTGAATAAATCCCCTTACTGACACAACATCCATGTCAGGGTCGTTGGTGGAGCGCATTGGTACTCTAGTCTTTATGATGTACTCCACACAGGGTAAGTTTTCTTCCATCTCCAAAAGTGTTGATGTTACTAAGACGCAATCGTTATTTACGAATACGGCTTGTATCGCTTCTTTGAGTCCAGAGATGGTTTTATCTGTTACAGCACTGCGAAACGTGTCTGTAAATATTTCTAGTAGCTCTAACCCAAGGGTCTTGCAAAACTCCACGATCTCCTCGTCAAGCATTGCCCCTTCATTAGAGCCATAGCGGATACGTTTGTATCCTATGGCAAGTGTCAACACTTCACTCCATACATTTCACAAAAACTCTCAACATGGCTTTTTGCATTAGGCAACCACTCCTTGAAACTCAGAGGAGTATCATCAGGGTGCATTTCTTCCATTTGGTATATGTAATCAGCGTAAGCCTCATCTTGCATATCACCATAAGTAGGGCGTTCATTACGTGACCATTGTCTTCCAGTAAGCATTGATATTGTTCCGTTCATTTCCTTCTCCTTTTAACGTAAATGTTACATCTATTAACCTATCATATACATCTATAAACCTTTTTCAAGTACAATATATATATATTATATAAAAATTATATAGGTGATAGGCATGAGTGAAAGTGAACAACAAATCTTATTATTGAGTCCGGAGACGAGAAGGATGCTTAAGGAGGAAGCGCAAGCAGATACCTATAAGTCTATGTCGCAAGTGGCAGATGAAGTTCTCAGAGAAGGATTGAACGCCAGAATACAGGAAAGGCTCAAGCAAAAGATCAAAGAAAATAACCTTGCTGATTG